CATCGTCCGTGTTATCTTTCCTGATCTCCTCAATCTGATCTCGGCTCAGCGTCGGATTATCATAAATCGTGAAATGCCATGCGTCCCACTCTTTATTCCCACTATCTCTCTTCCGCAACGCTTCCTGATAAAATTCAGGATACCAGTCTTCAATGTTCTTTCCCATTGTCTCAACGGGATTGATTGGGGACGAAATGAACCACGCAAATCCTGGCTTTTCTCCATTGCTACCCAAAAGTTGTCCACGCAAAATGTTGTTCCAAATATATTTATTTATATATGCGCACTCATCTAAAACTACTCCATCCAATTTAGGACCACGTAGAGAATCCTCGTTGTCCGCACCAATCAACTGAATACTTGCATCGTTAATCAAAGTAATTAAAAGCTCATTCTCAACCATTCTCTTTATATATTGATGTGGAATTAACTTCTTAAATTCCCTCCATGCAATATTCTTACATTGGCGGTACGTGGGAGAAATATACCAGAAGACACCACCAGGCTTGAGTCCAGCCGCTTGCGTTAAGGAAAATATAGCCCATCGACTTTTTCCAAAACGCTTACCACATTTCGCAACTTTGTAAAGTGCGGGGCTGTCATGTATCCTCCTCTGATTTTCATGCAAAACAAAATCTAGTTTAACTTCCATCAGATTGCCTTTAGCATCTCCATTTTGTGTGGGCAACTACCATACTTGCCTTTAGCAAAATTACAGTTCATGCAAAGAAGCTGGAACCTATTTTGGGGATATCCATTCCTCTTTAACCATTGATAAATACTCGACTGCCCAATTTCTTTCCTATGCTTATTCCCATTCTCACTAATGTGATCTATTGTCAAAAACTCGAATTTGTTCTCACCACAACAGATACACTTCCCGCCGTAATTGAAAATAACTTCATTTTTTAATGATCTCACATAATTATCGTTATATATCTTTACGTGTTCACTATGATCTTTATTCCAAACATCTCTACGAATAGAATCACAACTTTTACAAAACGAATGGAATCCGTTATATCTTGATCCCCTGTGAAAATTAGAAATATCTAGGTGCTGTCGGCATATAGAACACCAAGAATATCCAATAGGGCTTGTAATCTTTTTCATATAAATTGTGGGGCAAAGCACCAGACCTTAGATTAGTTTAAGTTGCTTCTAGTCTCTGCCCCTTACAAAAGGAAACCGCCACCACAGCTAAGTTCCCCAAATTTGTATTCAGGAACCTGATTCCGTGGTGGCGGATTTTTTATACTTCTAAAATATACTTCTTACTTACATGGCTTCTTCGGCTTCATTATCCCCTCTCCGTAAAATTAATCTGCAAATTAGTATTAAATTGACTCGGCTGCTCCCATCCCTTATACTTCGCTATCAAATTCATACCGTACAAATCCCCATCCTTCAATCGACACCCTTCCTTCCCCTGCAAATGATCCGTCATCACCTTAAACCACCTCTCCTTCGTCCACCCTGCATATACCCCACTCTCCTCCACCTTCTCCATCAACCACTCCTGTATATGCCCCTTCATTAACCACCGCCGGCAACTCTGCCATGTGAAATTAAACCCTTCCTTCCTCAACATCCTCTCACATTCACGATAATTCCTAGTCCTCAAATACGTGTCCGCCACAATCCATTCCTTCTTACTCAAATAAAATGTCTTACCCGTCCTCCATATATACGCCGTAGTAACCGATCTGTCTACTTCCTTTCCCTTAACCTCTGATATACTCCTACCAGAACCATTCACCTCTATATTCGTATCACTCATCTATATTTACCTATCTCCACTATTCCATATCCCAGACTCTTTAATGTAGATATGGCATCAATATCCTCAAATTGAATGATTGAACCATTCTTCAATAAAATCTGATTTTCCTCTCCGCTAGTGGATTGAAATGATTTCAAATCAACTCTCTCAATCAAGCTCCCCTCCGTACGGGTGGGGGCCTCTTTCCATGCAATCTTCTTGCCAATCGCCCTCTCAAACTCTTCCACGATCATTCTATCATATCTCTCTGCTAATCTTTCGCGCTCACTATTCATATTGATATCTATTCCAGCTTCTGATAATATCAATTATGTTATGTAAATCCAATCTCTCTTACTATCTTATTTATCATTCATTTTGATATGATTTGTATTACTGATAATCGTCTCACCATGAATTGGTATAACTCTAACTACCTTACCATTAGAATCATATTCAACCATTTTATACTTTACCTTACTTATCTCTGAATATCTCATTGAGCTTAGGCAAGATTATATCTTTAAATACCTTCTTTTCTACCATCATTCTATTCTTAGACGGATGAAACTGTTGATCCGTTGACCATTTAACCCATGTTCCCAATTCTATCATCTCCGTCCCTCGTGATAACTTATCTTGATATATGAAACGATAAGAATCGCCGAACCTAGTCAATTCAATAGGGTCACTCAATTCGGAAATGATATTCATATATATCTATTATATAGTTAAGAAGTTAAAGTGATACATTAAGATATTGATATTCTGCATGATCTAATCCTTTGATTTACTTTCCTTTACGATCTGATTGACTATAATTACTTAAAAACGATAGAGACAATCATAAAAACTTTTGAATCTATAGCCCTTTTTAATCCGTCCATGAATATTAAAAACATCGAATATCTTCAATTTGATACGGTTATTTTTATATGCCCGTCGTTAGATGAGAATGGGCGCACTCAGAGCTAACACTATTTTTATGACATTTACCAAGTCTCAAACTATTATTTTTTAATTTCTAATCTTTTATAGGTGAATAGTTTCGATATAAAACCTATATTTAATTCTATTATTCTTTTATTATCTTAACAACATAAACTAGAGAGGCAATCAGGATCTAATACTATATTTTAATTGCTTTAATAGTTTATGGTGCTTACTTATTATGGTTAGAACTCTGCGTCCTCGGTCTTGGCTCGGTTTCCCAGCTCAGGGGCGTCACGGTCTCAAGAGCGTGCAGAAGTCTTCTTCTAACTTTATTTTGCTAACTAACTAAAATTGTAATGATGCGTATTCTAAAGATACGCTATCTGATGCGTAATTCTTTGAAAGTTTATCAGCTTCCGTATTTCTTTCTCTAGGAATCCACTTGAATATAATTGATTTGAAATTCTTGACTAAATTTAAAGCTTTTAGAGAATTTTCAGCACAAATGCCCTTTGAAGGCTTTTTTTTGTTGATTGCATTTATGACTATTTCAGAATCGCCATAAATTAAAATACTCTCATCTTTGAGATTGTTGTCTAAAAGATACTCCATCACGGAATTGGCGGCCTCATACTCAGCTACGTTATTTGAAATTAGCGTTTCATCTTGTATAGGCATTGATATTTTCTTCAAAAGCTTATCGTTCTTAAAAATAATCGCTCCAATCCCGCCCGTATAACCAGGGTTTGTAGGCATACACGAACCGTCAAAATAGGCCGTTATCATATCAATTTATTGAATTCCAGATTGCGCTTATGCCTTTGTGATAATAGGTGCTCTCGAATGAATGGCTGAAAGAATAGCCCGCGTCTTTGAAACGTTTATGATCTTTGTCCTGATCTCTAATGGTTTTGCTTGATGGATAAACGACTGGTAATTTTTCAATCTCTTCAATCGAAAGAATCTCCGATCCGCCTATCTTATAATGAGCCATTAAAAAGAAAACCATGCCTTCGGGTTTAAATCCGTTGACATGGCTCCGCGTTGATCGGACGCTGATATTTTCATTCCATACAAGTATACCATGAGTTAGATATCTTGTCAATATGGATGAAACAATTTAACACCATCATTTCAGTTGTCGCCATTTTGTCGATGACTGAAATTTTTATGCCCTTGACTTACTACCTTATATATACTATCATCGTACTCTATGAAAGAAAAGTTGTGTTCCTGTGGTAAAAAATTCGTTCCACTTCATCCCGCAATTAAGTTTCTGCATGAAGCTTGCCGACGTTCTTTGCGTCTTGCTCAATGGTCAAAATATAATAAATCCCGCACTCTCCGACGGAAAAGCAATATAAAAAATAAATAAAATAACCCTTGACATTATAAAGATTATGTACTACAATATACTTAGTGGTAAGCAAAACAATAAAAGGAGATATTAAAATGAAAGCATTTATACAAAGCGACATGAGCGGAAATTACTTTGTAAAAGCGGAGTCCGAAGAAAAGCTAGTAGATGCCATCCTTACAGATATTTTCGATGACGCCGAAGAAAAAAGCATGGGTGAAGTCAGAGAAGAAATTGAAGATAGCATCCAAGAGATAAAAAGTTTTGGAAATCTTTTATCTTTTTGTCGTGAGTACGGAATTCCAAAAAAGAGGGGAAAATAATCATATTAAGGAGACGACAAAATGAACGCAACGCATGAATTAAAATCAGTTTGGAAGGGTTCAATCAATACCCTGTCAATGGTAGCGCGTGAAATTGCAGAGCGTTGGGGTGATGAAGCTGTCAAAATATATGATCCGCAAGTAAATTGTTTTACTTTCAATAGGTGGCAACAAATGGGATATAAGGTAAATCGTGGCGAGAAGGCAATACGTTCTGTAACCTTTATAGGAGGAAGTGAGACTATCGGCGATAATGGCGAGAAGAAAATGACGGGCGGTTCAGAAATACTTTGTGCCACTTGTATGACGGACTCTCTATCTGAAGGGCGTGACGCATGAACGGGCGCGTGATGTCCGCCTTGTGGCTTATCTCTAGGCATTGGCCATTATCCCAAGTGCATGACGGGACGGCGTCTCGTATCGTGCTGGAGGCGGTTAAGAATCTTTCAGCAGTGGAGTTTCGAGACTTACTTACAATATATAAAGGAGATTAATAAAATGGATATCAAAATGTATGAAATGGACGGGAATGGGAAAATGGTTCTTTTGGATGTTCCTAACAATAGTGTTAAAAATAATCTTGCCATTGGTTCGGTTTTGCTTTGGGGAGGAAATCAGGCCTGGCCGTCTCAAGAATATGCGATTGTGGGCCGTACTTCAAACGATTGGGGCGTCAATTATTCGCTCATATCCTTAAAAAACTATGGTCAGACTTCAACGGAAGCGCATGGTCTGAAATATAAGAATGATAAAAACGTTTGGCATAGTCAGCATTTTTTCATTCTAGATAAGAGCGTCTCCACTGATGAAGTCTTAGACTTGATTGAGAAAAACAAGATTAAGCAAAAGCATGAAATCGAAGCGAAGGAACTTGAATCCATGCGAAAGCAAACCCAGAGCCAAAAAGAGGTTGTGGCTAATCCTGACCTTGTGACCATTAAAAATGGCGGTTCAGCGACTAAGAACATAAAAAAAGAATTGAAAAAGGCATTTCCAAAAGTCTCCTTTTCCGTCAGGCACAAGTCATTTGCGGGTGGCGATTCTATTGACATTTCATGGAATGATGGGCCATTGAGTGAAGAAGTCAGCAAAATAACCGACAAGTATGAAGAGGGAAGTTTTGACGGCATGAATGACATTTACGAATATAATCATCGGGAAACATGGACAGATAATTTTGGTGGCGCAAAATATGTCCATGCTCAGCGTGACTTATCAGCAAAGGCGTATATTTATGCCGCTTGGAAATATTGTAAAAGTGAAGGATATAAAATGCCCAAAATAACAGTCAGACGATCTTGGGATAAAAAATCCTATCATGCTTTTATCGAAGATTGTAACGATGTCAAATATACTGAGATGAGGGGCCGATCTAATTGGACGTTGTCGCAATCAATTAACCAATACGCCCATAGTTTAGACTATACGGAAATATTTAAGTATTAAAAGGAGATTGAGACGATAACTATTCAATGGCGCGACACTCTTGGAGATTGGCATAACTTAGTATGTCCCGATTGCAACGGGGTAGGAAGCGTTCCCAGCATCATAGACGGATATGATTTATGCGAAACGTGCGGAGGGAAATGAACTTTACATTCGGGCGGACATTTCATAAGTGCGAATTATGCTCAAGGGCGTTTTATGCTCACAAGTGGCGAAAGCAAAAATTTTGCTCGAAGTCGTGTAAGACTAAAAATCAATGGAGGAAATCAAAATGGAAAAATACGATACAGTGTTAAAAACAAAAGATGAAACATTAGAGGCTTTAAAACAGTTAAGGGGTAACGATTGGTTAAAAAACTTTTCTGAATGGGTGCTTATAGAATATGAGGAGTTTATTAAAACTGGAGAATATCCGTATTTAAGGCAAGTTTGTAAATTCATAAATGAGCGGAATGGCCTAAACTATGATTTAGAAAACTCCACATTATCCGGTCTTGTTTATAATGCGGCGTGTGTTTATAGGGAAAGAAAAGAAATATCCGAAGGATGGATGGAAAGCACTCCTGAAAACTTGGAACCATTTATAAATAAATTTGTAGAAAAGAAATTTGACTCGATTATAGGATTGGGTATTTCTAAAAGAAAGGTTGTAAAGGTTGGAGATAGGTTTTACTTTATGAAACCTCGCGCGCGTACTCGTGGGTGTTTTGCTACATGGGATCAAAAATTTCGCCCTTTAAGAGAGGGAGTATAACATGAAATATCTAATCCTAATATATTTCTATCTTGCTATCGGGCTATTTATTTTTTCCTCTGCTATGGCTCACGCTCAATTCCGTCCTTTTATTGGTTTAGGCATGGGGCGAATGAACGAAACGCCAGAAATCTATCAAGCAAGTCCACAGATTGCGTTTGGCGGGCTTGAAATTGGGCGTCTAGGGGCATCAATGTCCTTTTGCCACTTGGACCAGTCCAATAAGCCACAAACCATGTTTCCGGGCCAAATTGACGTGACGCCGGTATCTTTATCAGGATATCTCAAAATCCCCATAACAAAGCGATTAATATTCAATGCCGGCGGTGGCGGTTCCTACATAATGGCAAAGCATTATCTGGACTCGTCCATCACCGAGGCGTCCGGCACTCAGGGCGTTAGGATATCGGACGAAATTAAAAGCGGGTTCGGTTTCAATGCCATCGGCGGGCTCGACTACCGCGTCACTCGAAACTGTTCAATCGGCGCAAACGTCGTGCAGATTTTTTATGACACAAAAATAATCACGACAGAGAAAACCGTAGAATATAATACTAAGAGAGATTACCTAAAAGATTTTGTAACAGAGAATCCATTAAACCTCGACATGACCATGATTTTTATGACGGCGAAGGTTTATTTTTAATTGTTGTAATATATATTTATATATGCTATCATCATCCATATGAGAAATATTGATTGCAAAATTTGCGGTAAAGAATTCACGCCCGATCATCCTCGGAGGTTGTACCATTTCCCGAAATGTCGCACGATCAGGAATAATCAGTTGGTTCAAGAGTTCCGAAGCCGTCGCAAACAATTAACACGGATTGCGTGATGAATAAATGTATTGCGAGCAAAAAAATAGAAATAATATATATGAGTAGCCGTGTAACCGATCGGGCTAACGCTCGTAAAATCGTCCACGGGTCTGGTGTTTATCGGAGTTCGCCAGCCCACTCAATTTCCAACTGTTAAGTAATCCTTAACAGTTAAAATAATAAGGAGGGATAAAAATGATATTCGGCCCTAATCTTGATAATTATAGTTTTAAAAATGGTGATTCTGCTATAGGAGACAATAAAATGAGACAGTCGGATCTTGGTAAATGGGCACGGGAACATGATTCGGAGCCATTCAAAATAGACGACGGCATGAAACATTTAGAAATTAGAATCTATCGGAGCCATATCGGTATCGTGGATGATAGGGGTTGTACCCTTGCGAGTATTTCTGGCGGAATATCAGATCAATCCCTTGAGACTGCTACCAAGATTGTATGCGGATATAATTATTTTATAGATCACCTAGCTAAAAATGATTGAATCAACATCATTCCAAAATATAATGCTTTGCATATGCGCAGGGCTTACAATAATTGTTGCAACGCTAGCAATTTGTGCGTATATTTTTCTAGGTGTGGATCATAAAATATCAGAATCAAAACCCTGCATATGTGGCGGAGTTCACTCGAAGAAATCAAAGCTGAAAGAATTAAAATAATGATTGACATTAAATCAGTAATAATATACACTATATCTACAGTAAGCAATTATTCTAATATTGGAGGATAAAAATATGACATTCCAGATTGACCCTGATGACATCCGTGATCCGCAACCGCCGACGGCGTTGGAGGAGATGACCGAGGAAGAAATTGAGCAAGCGGAGGCGGATGAGTATGACGAGGCCGACACAAAAAATGATGAGGATTATTACAGGAATTGGGACGCTAAAGGATAAATATGAATATCAATCAATTTATTAAGATACTCGAAGAGATACAATGCAGGATAGCCGATGTAAGAATCGCTTGCACGGATGCCGAAGCGGCTATTCTTGAAGCGAAAATAGAAATTACAAGAGAAGTTAAGCGGATGAACAAAAATTTGAAGGGAGGATCAAAATGAAGACGAAGTTGATCGAGGAATTGGTTGTCGCTGATCCCGTGAATGTGTCTATCTCACCGCTGGAAACTATCCAGAAGGCCATTGCGGGTGGTGCTGATCTTGAGAAACTTGAGAAGCTATTAACACTTCAAGAACGATGGGAAGCGGGTGAAGCGAAGAAGGCATACAATCGGGCCATGACCGCTTTTAAGGCAAACCCGCCTGAAATTGAGAAAGACAAAAAAGTGGCGTTTGGTAATACGAAATATAATCATGCCTCTCTTGCCAACGTGACAGCAAAGATAAACGGCTCATTAAGTCTTCATGGCCTGTCCGCCTCTTGGATCGTAACACAAAATGGTTCTGTATCTGTAACGTGCAAAATTACACATGAGCGGGGACACAGCGAAGAAACAACATTGACAGCCCCTATTGACGTCTCAGGATCAAAGAACGCGATACAGGCCATCGGATCAACTATTAGCTACCTCGAAAGACATTCACTTCTAGCCATTACAGGACTTGCGACTCAGGAAATGGATGATGACGGGCAGGCCGTGACTGAAAAAGTAAGCGAGGAAGATATTCAAAAAATCAACGTGTTACTGTCGGAAGTCGATATCAATATCGCGAAATTCCTAGAATACATGAAGATCGAGAAATTG